GATATATGCGAAAAAATGGTTTTAGAAGGACACGCCCGCCCCTACTTTGGTGGATCTAAAGAACCGTGGACTTAAGTCAAATTGCCGAAGCAGGCATGGGTGTATTCATGGCTGCGGTTGTTGGGTACATCTTTATCTTTCTTGTTAAGAGTTTAATTAATAATATCCTGGCAGAGATACGCCAGATACAAGATAGCGTACACAATGAACTAGCTGAGAACCGTAAGATATTGCGTACTATGCAAGCGGACATAAAAGAAAGTAACAAGCTAGACCAAAGCAGTAATCAAATATTAAAAGCAATGTTACATAAAAAGTTAGAAAAAAATTAATAGGAGAAACAATGTTTGAATGGTTGAATGGTTGGTTTACTAAAACACCAACAGTAAATGAGTTAAACAAAATGTCTAAACTTGAACTNGAAGCTAAAGGTAGAGAGATAGGCATTGAACTAGACCGAAGGNTAAAGAAACATAAGTTGGTAAAACAACTGCACAAAAAACTNGGCCATCCTAATGCGTGAAGAACTAGCTNACATGCTGACAGCAGATGAAGGTCTGCGCNTAAAAGTTTATGATGACCATAATGGTGAGCCTATTAAAAAAGGAACTAAGGTAGAAAAATATCCAACAATAGGCGTAGGTCGTGAATTAAGTATGTTTGGTATTACAGAAGATGAAGCCCGNTACTTGTTAATGAATGACATACAACGCGTATTAAAAGAAGCGGAAGNATTTGAATGGTGGAATCATTTAAACGAANCTAGAAAGATATGTGTTGCTAATATGTTATTTAATCTTGGGCTAACACGTTTCAATAAGTTTAAGAAATTTCAAGCAGCATTAAATACGAAATCATGGAGTATTGCAGCAGACGAAATGATGGATAGCCGATGGGCTAAACAAGTTAAAACCAGAGCATTAAGATTAGAAAAGATTATGCGAACTGGACAACTGCTTTAATAGCTTGTCGCCAAAAAAGTTGTCGCCAAAATATCGCCATCACAATAGGTAATATGTGGACATACATGGTAAGACATGGTAAGGTGTAACCAAGGTATATTCTGACTTTTGAGGATATACAAGGGTTACAGGAAAAGCGTTCAACAGGCTGTTAACCGATCGGTCGTAAGTTCGAATCTTACCCGCGGAGCCATTTAAATCATTGATTTAATTCAGTTTTTCCTAAAATAAAATAAACGGGTTTTAAGTTTGTCGCCAAAATATCGCCAAATTTAATTAAAAAATATTTTACCCAATCGGCTTTTTACCCTTGTAATTGACATTAAAAGTCATTATATTAATAGTATAAATGATTTTTATAATCAATAACAGAAGGGTCAAAACAATGAACATTAACGTATCGTATTTAAAAAATAAAAAATTATGGATGGCTGATGCTAGAAAAATTGGCGGAGGTCGTAAATATTTTAAAGATAAAAAAGAAGCACAATTAGAAGCCACTAAAATAGAAAAATTATATTTTAATAATATGTATATTCCTAAAAAAATAACAGGTAAATATGCAATAAATAAATATATAGAAAAGGTAAAAGTTTCTACTGTTACTAAAGGAGAAAAAAACGAAAAAATTTCTTCGGCTAATAAATTAAATAAAACTATTGTATCTGGGATGGCATTTAAAGATTGGGATTTATCTCAGTTAATATTGCCAGGCGTTAGAACACCAGATGACATTTTACAAGATTTATTGCGATCAAAACCAATGTGGACTAATCAAAGAAATGGTGAACCTACTGCTACAAAAACACGAATTAATACATTTAAGCACTTTAAACAAATATTTAATTACTTTATCAGTCGTAGTTATATTAGTGTTAATCCTGTAGATGTTAAACAATTACCTATACCAGAAGATTATGTTGTAGGAAGTGTAACCGCAGAAAAAGTTAGCGAAGATGTAATTAATTTAATTATGTCTAATATTGATCCAGAATTTACTTTAGTGTTTCAGATGGCTATATCAACAGGATTTAGGCAAGGTGAACAAAGAGCATTAATGTGGAAACATATTGATTTTGATAATAAGAAAATTATTTTAGATCAAAGCATAAGAGTGGGAGATTATGGAGAAGAAGTATCATCTAAACTTAAAACTAGAACATCAAAAAGAAAATTACCTTTAAGTGAGAAGTTATATCAATTATTACAACAAGAGTATTTAAGACAAGGGCGACCTAATAACCCAGACACTTTTATATTTAGAAATAGAAACAACAGACCTATAAGTGGTGATATGTTTCGTAAAGTATTAAAAGAAGCTATTGCAAAAAGCAACATAGAATCTTTTAGATGGCATGATTTAAGACATTATTTTGCATCTATAATGTTTGATACTATGGGTGTTAACTATGCTTTAGTATCGCAACTATTAGGCCATGCCTCTGTAGAGTTTACTAGAAAACAGTATGTGCATTGGTTTGAAAACGAAGAAAGAGACAATAAAATATTAGAAGGTATGGCGCAAGCTGGTATCTAAACACACAGGGCGCCTACTCTGGCGCCCTCTCTAATGCCCGGCTAAGAAAATGCTCGGCTAGTCTTATAAGTTCCTCCCTACTTATCTCCCTCCTATAATAACTATCATCTATCATAACGCTTACTTCAGTTGCTGTTGTCCAAATCAATAGTTTGCTGAAACTTGGTGATTTCTCCTGCTGGAACATATATGTCTCCTTTATCTCCAACTCTTATAACTTTAATATGCCCGGCTTTAATAAGCCTGCGTAGTCGACTTCTAGTTGTATCGTTATATTCTTCATTCCATAACGCCTTGATTGCTTGCCTACTGTCTAATAAAGCGCTACTCAGGGAACCCGCCATATGTTTTCTCCTCTGTTGGTTGTGGTTGTTCATCTCTAGGTTTGTTTAAAAAGAGATTAAACGTAGCCACTTTAACCTTGTCATACCCTTCACCAGTACGCCTGGACAGATGTACGTTTATGTTCTTTCTTTCTCTCTCTATATAATCTATTAGCTTTTGGCGTAGTTCTTCGTCATCTATGTTTAACCAAGCTGCTGCTTCTACATGGTCATCCATAGTCATATTGCCAAGCATCCTTACTTTACTGTTACTAAATTCTGGTCTCATGTGTTCATCCTTTCATGTTTATCACGCCAAAGTTCTGCAAGTTCTACATGCTTTGCTTTATCATGGGTTTGTAATTCACTTAAATACTCTCTGTTCTTTTCAAACCAGGACATCGTATCTCCTGATGATGAAAACTTTTCTATGTCTGCTTTAGCTATACCAATCCAAGCATCCCAATTAGAACTAGGATGAAACTCTGCTGCAGAACCATTGCTTGTCTGAGTTTGTGGAAATGGCTCTGGAATAGGATCGTCTGGCATAGGCTTTGGTGTTTCCTGTTTTTGAATTTCTGTCTTACGAACAACAGCATCCATCTCATTAGCACTAGCATACTCACCACCATGCAAACCTAACGAAGCTAAGGCTCGACCTACAGCACTTGTTTCTGCATTTTCTAAAGCGCTTGTCTGATTGACTAAACCTTTGCCCCGGATTTCTTCAGCCATACCACTAGCAATAACACGACCATCTGGATCAGCTATCTTTGCCTGCACCCGGACATACTTATCATTAGCTTCTAGTAGTGTTGTGTCTATACCTAACGCAATGGCGTAGTGCCTTCGCAGTATAGTAATGCGGTGTTTAACCTCCAGGTACATCTTGTTACCCTTCTGTCTCACACCAGCCGTAGCCGTCATACTATCCGCTTCAGCCATAATCTCTTTGTGTGGTTTAATTGTTTGTTCCATTATTCTTCCTTCGTAAATACAGCTATTGGTCTCATGTGCGCTCGCTTGCTACGTTCATAACCTACGACACGCCACTTGCCTTCTTTGCCTTTAAACACAGCACCTAATGCTCTAGGATCAATGCTTGGTGGTGGCGGACAGACATCTCTTATATCGTTAATAGTTATTTTTTTCTTACCACCATGATACAACTGGTCTGCTGCAAAACGTGCTTGTTCTAAATAGTCCGCTCGAACTTCCTCTAAGCGCTCCATTACTAAGTCTAATTGTTGTTGTCCATCGCTCATAATAAACTCATTGCTATTATTATTAGATACCAACCCCCTGCTAATACAGCTGCTGGTACTAATATGTTAAAAAATATACTCTTGTTTTTCTTTGTAAAATCACATACAAATGGTTGAACGTGTCTATTGGCATGTGTCATGTGAACAGCTACTGATCTTATAAAAAGATTTGACCCTTTTGTTTGTTTAGTAGCTGTTCTTTTTGGAACTGCTTGCATAATTATCTCCATAGTTTTTTAGCTTCGCTTAAGACTTCAGGATTGATGTCTTTCCAAGCGAACATATGATCCCATTGCGGATCACATAGTCGTAGTAGTTCTTGTGTGTTGCTTGCAGCTTTAAGCAAACGCTCTCTCCGAGCATGCTTCCATCAAAGAATCTAAAGCAACACGAAGTTCATCCTCTGACGGTTTAAAAACGGTATAAGTATTTCTATTGGCGTACACTATTGTGGGTAGTTGACCAGACAAATGCCAGTAGCCTGCAATCTGTGTAAGATGACTAAAGCGTGGTTCTTTAGGTATGCTGTTAGCTTTAGGGCTGTCGCTGTAAGCCATTTGATCCCACATAGTCTTTAACTCTATTCTTTGATGGTAGTCTGGCCTGCCATTGTATTGCAGTTCATTACCAGGCAAGGCTTTAAAAAGGTTTATTTCTCCTTCTAACTGGTTGATACCATCCGATGCTTCTTGTAATCCTTCCAACGCATGCTTGCATACCAATTCTAATTCACAGAAATCCCCTTCTGCATCTTTTCTATAGGTTGGTTCACCCTTATATGTCTTTAAAGCGTACTTAGGTTCTGTCCTATGTTTTATTATAGCATTTTCTTTCTCAGTATCATGCCATTCTAAAGGTTCAAACTGTTGCAGCTTGGCTACCGCATTACGGTAAGCATCTCCTGGGCTAATCTCATTTAATAAAATATCATCGCAGTATTCTTGCACCACGACACCAGACGTCATGTTTGGGTTTTCATTCTTGTACTTATTTATAATGTGATTCGCTTCTTGTATATCGCCTTGTATTTCTTTCTTAACAATTTTCCACGCTTTATTAACCTGCGGTCTTACCCAACATTTATTAAAGAATGTAATGCTATCAGGCATAGACGGATTGCTATGGTGAAAATAGTTATGGCGCTCTGCGTAATCTGGATATTCTATAAAACTCATTTTTCCCCCCATCAATAATGATGAGGGAAATGTTATTAAAATTGATGAATGTTGTCAAGTTTTACATAAAAGGTGGGTAAAGTTGTTTATAATTGTCGTTACAAATCATTATTACTAGGGTTAGCTAAATCGTTAACTTCAGTTCTATTTCTATTATAAAAACGACTAAGCATAGGCGTAGCCCATTCCAGTTCAACATTAATTATAATCTCTTTAGTTTGACATTTCTGTAAGTTAAACAATAAAACACCTTTATCATTATTAGGCATTGGAAAAATAACGCCTTGCATAATTTTACCTATATATTCTTTAGGCCCATTTTTTATTTTAACTAAAGAGCGCATTGTATAACATGTATCACTTATAACTTTTTCTTTTATATACACATTACTAAAAGAATCGTAGCTATGTTGATCTTCTTGTTGGTGTGTTTCTACCTTTAAACAAAACCTATGGTCTGGACAATCTAATCCCGGAATAGGTAAATATTGTGGCTGTTGCATACTATCAAACATAGTTACATTGCCGTAATAATCTCTAGTGCCTGCAATCAGCATACCACGATGCTTAAATAAAATATCAGACAAACTTACATTTAATATTTCTGCTAATTGTTCGGCTTGATCGAATCCTGGATTGTGAGTACCAGAAGCCCAACGGCTTATTGTTTCTGGTCTTACATTCATTCTCTCTGCAACTTCTTTACTTTGCAGCCCCGCTTCTTTCATATATCTTTTTATATTAACTAGCCCCATGCTTTTATATTTATTCATTTTTGACCCCTTTGTAAATTACTTTATATACAATATGTCGCATAATGACATATCTCATTTTCTTTAATATACAATATGACGCATTATGTCAATTTAATATATTAAAAATTGAGAATTACCATTATTATATGAATAAAATAAAAAGTAAACTCTAAATGTTAGACTAATATTTAGAAATTACTTTTTCGCTACAGTTGTAACAAAATGATTCTTGTTCCATGCCAGCTTCAAATGCTTTCATCATGGTATAACCAGCGGTAAAACATATCCCCCTATATCGTGGCGGATTTTGCACTTGGCATAGTTCTTGGCTCTCAATTCCTTCTTTTATAATTTTTAAAATAGTATCTTTGTTGCCATCTGCTAAACGCAAAACTGTTTTAGTTAAAACAATATCTTTTCTTTGGTCTAAGTTGCAATGGTTAGTTATGTAATCTGGTAACGCATGGTACCTACTAACTATAGCTAATGACGCTACTAATCTATGATCTAAAGTTCTATTCCATTTTTTTCTTATATCCGATACATTGCTACCAGATAATTGCACATAAAATTTTAATCTTTCAATAGCCCATTCTTTTTGTTTTGTTTTACTTCTATCTTCCCATTGAACTACTGGATAATTGTCTCTTTCTCTGCGTAAATAAGTCATTTTTGTTTCTCCTAAAAAAAATAGTTGACGAATTATGTCAATACTATTACTTTCTTCGTATGAAACTTGAGCAATTTAGACAAGATAAAAAATTAAGCTACGGACAATTAGCGTCTCGATTAGGTGCTGCACATGCTACGATTGTTAGACGATGGTGCCTTCCTAAAGGTCATAAACAACGAATGATACCTTCAGAAAAGTACATGGATGCTATAATTAATTATACGCAAAGCATGGTGATGCCTAATGATTTTTACCGTGAATAGAACCTCCCAGATTTCGTTATCTCTCCCCACTAAAAATTTGTGTCATATACTGTTAAATAATATTTTAAAGTTGTCAATAATTTTTTTTCATGGTGTATTTAATTGTTAGAGGATGATTTACATAAGTATGTCATTCAATGGTTAGAGATAGCCCTCCCGGATAACTCTGTCTATCATCATTCGCCTAATGAGGGCGTAAGACATGTTGCGTTTAGGCGCAAATTAAAAGCTATGGGTATGGCAAGCGGTTGGCCTGACATTGAAATCTTTGTGCCAAAAGAAGGGTGGTTACATCCGTTAGAGAAAGCCGGGATATTTATAGAACTTAAAGCCAAGAAGGGGCGCATGACG